CGCTTTCCTCTATCCGAACAGAACCAGCCCGAACCAAACGGAACTGGCCAGGACTGGCCGAGATTGGAAAGTCCAGCCCATGATGCGGCTGGTTCGTACGGGGCACAGGTGGGGGTGTGGGCAAAAGAGCATTTACAGATTGATTTGATGCCGTGGCAGTTGCATTGTTTGAATGGCCAGTTGGCTTATGACGAACAGGGTGATTTGTTGAACCGTGTTTCGTTAGTTTCTACGGCGCGGCAGAACGGAAAAAGCACCGCCCTTGCTGCCCTGGTTGGTTGGTGGCTGACTGAGATGCCAAAAATACGGGGACAAAAACAAATGGTTTTATCAACTGCCAACCGTCTTGACCTTGCAGTTACTTTGTTTGATTTATTGGCTGATGTGCTTGAAATTCGATTTGGCGCAAAACTTACAAAGGCTTACGGGCGTAACGCTGTGCAAATGCCTGACGGTTCACGGTGGATAGTGCGGGCCGCGAAACCCAATGTTGGTCATGGCACTTCAAATGACCTCATCGTGGCTGACGAAATTTGGGACATAGGTGATGCAATTGACGGCGGTCTTATTCCGTCACAGCGCGCTAGGCGTTCACCATTGCTTTCCATGTGGAGTACAGCGGGAACAGAATCCAGCACCGTTTTTAAAAGATGGCGAGAACAGGGTTTGCGCGCAATTGACAAAGGCGAAACCTCAACTTTCTACCTGGCCGAATGGTCGCCCGACCCATCACTAGATGTAAACCTAGAAAGCACCTGGGCGCATGGAAACCCCAGTTTGGGTTACACAATTTCAATGGACACTTTGCGAAGCGAATCAACAAACCCGAACCGCGCAGAATTTTTGCGTGCATCATGCAATCTTTGGGTTGCTAGTGACCAGGGATGGATACCGCCAGGCATGTGGCCGCAACTCGAATACAAAGACCCAATTCCTGACGGCGGGTATTTAGGCATTGAAGTTTCGTTAGATGACTCACGATATTTTGGTGTGCGCGCTGTGCAATTAGAAAACAGAAAAGTTGCAATTACCGTTGGTTTTGTTGCCGATTCTTACAATGAAATGTTGGCCGAAGTTACAAAGATTGCCGGAACTTCAGTCAAATTCCTTATATCACCCAGCATTGAAATTCATTGGCCTACGCAATATGACGCACGCACCGAAGTAGTTGGTTATGGCGAAATTGTGCGTTACACCGCTGGCGTTAAAAACATGATTTTTGAAGGAATGCTGGTTCATGATGGTTCGAAGCAATTAAGCGAACATGTGCAACGCGCAGTGGCCGTGAAAGCGGAATCGTCAATTGCTCTTTCGTCAGCGCGAAGCCCAGGCGAAATATCGTTGGCGCGGTGCATGGTGTGGACTGCCGCAATGGCCAGCCGCCCCACCGTTGTTGGGAAACCCATCATTGCGTTTTCAACTCGCTAATGTGCATAGTGGCGTTGGGTCGTTTCTTACCTTTTGTCGGGATTGGATAATTCGCGACCCAATGCCACCAAAAAACCGAACATTGTGGGACACTAAAACATGGCGATTTTTAAAACAAAGGTGACAAAGGCAGCAATTTCGCCACAGGAAACACCTATCACCGCGGCCGCTGGCGGCACTTACTACACGGGCAACGGCTCAGGTGAACAGTCAATTGGCGAATACTATTCCTACATCCAGGGCGATTTGCGCAACCGCGCAATGCGCGTTCCAACAATTAATCGTGCACGCGACCTCATCGCATCAGTTGTTGGCAACACGCCAATGAAAATGTACCGCAAACGCTGGGATGAAACCGAAGGCGAAATGATTGAAGAACCAATCGCCCCGCGTTCATGGATTTCACAACCTGACCCGCAATTGACTTATTCAACTTTTTGGTCATGGGTTTTTGACGATTTATTTTTCTTCGGTCGAGCCTTTTTGTGGTGTTCCAGTAGGACTAGCGATGGCATGCCTGCATCATTCACGCGCCTACCTGCCGCAATGATTAACACACTTGACATGACAGGCCCAGTGTTTGCGTTCGGTAAATCAAACCAAATTTATTTTCAAGGCGCACAAATACCAACAGAAGATGTTGTGCAAATCATTGGCGCAAATCAAGGCATCATTTACCAATCGCCGCAAGTCATTGCAACATCATTAGCCCTGGAAGACGCGCGCCTGCGCAATTCCAGTTCGGCCCTGCCCGCGGGCGTTTTGCGCCAAACCTCAGGTGAACCCCTATCAGCACAAGAACTTTCAGAACTTGCGCAATCATTCGAGCAAGCAAGAAAAAGCAATCAAATTGCCGCAATCAACCAGTTCGTTGAATGGCATCCAACCGATGTTGACGCATCAAAAATGTTGCTTTCCGAAGCCGCTGAATTCCAATCAAAAGAGGCCGCACGAATGTGCAATATTCCTTTCTTCCTTAACGGAAACTCAGTCGGCTCATACAGTTACCAATCAAACCAGGGCGCACGCCAGGACTTGTATGTTTTCGCCGCCCGTTCATACATGTCAGTAATTGAACAAACAATGAGTATGAACTCAATTCTTCCTCACGGAACTTGTGTCAAATTCGATATTGACGAATACCTAAGCGAAATCGTTGAAGGCCTAGAGGAAAGCGACTATTCCGAAATGCCTGAAGAAACAATGCCAACGATGAACCCAAACATGGAGTAAAACAGAATCATGCTAAAACTTATTTCAACCGATTTAACCCTGGATGCCGCCGCAATTGAAGGCGTGCCTAGTCGCACCGTTTCAGGTGTAGCCGTTCCTTACAATGTCGCCGCAACCGTCAGCGATGGAACAAAAGTTATTTTTGAGGAAGGCAGTTTGCCAACCGATGGCAAAGCACCGAAACTGTATTTAAACCATTCAAGCGAGCAAGCCGTTGGCTTAGTTTCTGAACGAACCAATGTTCCAGGTGAAGGCATGATGTTTTCGGCCCGCATCAGTAAAACAGCATTGGGTGACGAAGCCCTAACACTGGCACTTGACGGCGTAATTGATTCAGTATCCGTTGGGGTAAATCCAACGAAATTCAAAATTACTGACGATGGCACGATGCTCGTGCAGGCCGCTGACTGGATTGAACTATCACTAGTCACTGGCCGCCCAGCATTTTCGGGTGCAGTCATCACAGATGTCGCCGCAACAGAACCCGAAGCAGAAACCGAAACCATCCCACACGAAGACGAAGAAAAAGATATTATTCAATTAGAAGTTACTCAACAGGAGACAGAAAACATGAACGAAGCAACCCCAGTCGAAGCCGCAATTCCAACTTCCCCAGTTGTTTTTGCTGAAGCAAAACGCGAATTCAAAATGCCATCAGCAGGCGAATATCTTGCCGCAATGCACATTGGTGGAGACACTTTCCGCAAAGTAAACGCGGCCTACCACGATGCCGCACGCCGTGGCCAGTCAGCAATCGAAGCGGTAGCGCAAGACTTGACCACTGATACGCCAGGTTTGTTGCCTGTTCCAGTGCTCGGGCCTGTGTTCCAAAATATTAACCTGCAATATCGCCCCGTTGTTGCCGCATTTGGCACACGCGCGATGCCACAAGGTTCAGGAATTTCGTTCACTCGCCCAGTGATTTCACAGCACACAGCGGCAGGTGTACAAAGCACCCAGGGAACGGCAGTTACTTCACAGACAATGACGCTTAGCGCATCCACGGTGAGCCGCCAAACCGTTGCTGGGTCAATCCAAATCGCGCAACAAACGATGGACTTCACCGACCCTGCCGCAATGAATGTCATTTTGAATGACCTCGCTGGCCAGTATTTGAAGCAGACCGACAACATCGCGGCTGACTACCTCGTAGCACAGAAACAGGCATCGGGTTACACCTGGACTGTTACCGCAGGCGATGTGTCAACTTTGATTACTGGAATTTATGGTTGCGCAGAAAACATTTCAGCAACAACCAACCTGTTCCCAACCCATCTCGTAGTATCAGTTGATGTATGGAGAAAACTGGGCAGTCAGGTAGACGATGTAAATCGACCAGTATTCCCAGCAATTGGCGCACCTGGCCTATTGGGAATGAACACCCTCGGTGCAGGTTCGGCGGCCTCATGGTCGGGAATGAACCCACTCGGTTTGGAAATCGTTGTTGACGGAAACCTTGCAAGCGGAACAATGCTCGTAGTTCACGGCCCAGCCGTAGAGTATTATGAGGCCCAGCAGGGAATGCGTAGTGTGGAAGTCCCTGACCTTTTGGCTCGTACTTTCTCGTACTACGGCTATTTTGCAACCTTTGCACAAGACGGCCCGAACCCATCGGCAGTTGCAGGAAGCCAGTTCATTCAAGCAATCACGGTTGCTTAGTCGAAAGGCGGCTTAACCGCCAATGGCTACCTACACCGTCACCCATAAACAGTTACTTGACAATTACGCCGTATTGCAATTACTGACCCCCTCAGAAATTGCAATCGGCCAGTCAATAACCGTCAGCGGAATTGCCGCGCCATTTTCGGGAACTTTCACCGTTGTTGCATTGCCTGAATACTTGTATGTAGGCACTGACAGCGAAGGCGATTTAGATTTTGACCCGTTCACGCCAATTCCTAACCAGGTGTTGTATGCGTGCACAGGTTCGAATGTTGACCGCGGCGCGTCAAGCGGAAGCGTTGCATATGCGCCTGTTTGCACCTGGATTACGGCTAACGACATTTCAGACTGGTTGTATGTGGCCACCGCTACGGCGGCTGACCAATCTTTTTTGACGATTTGCGCGTCAGCGGCAAACCAGTTTGCGTATCGCAGACGACAGGAAAGCGGCTATTTCGATTCGTTGACCACCGTTCCTAGTCAAGATGTCAAACTCGGAACAATCATGTATGGCGGCGCGCTTTACCGTCAACGCGGTTCAGTGGATGCGTTTTCATCGTTTAACGAAATGGGTTCACAACCCCCAGTTGCATTGTCAGCAATGGTGCAACAGTTGCTAGGTATTCAACGCCCACAGGTTGCATAAATGCCAACCGCCTACACCGACCTACTGAACAAAGCGTTAGACAATCTCGCTACCGCGCTGACATCTATTAGCCCTGCAATTCCTGTTGTGACTGACCCGCGCAACATCCAGGGCGCGTGCGCATTCATTAACGCCCCAACATTCAGCACACCGTTAATGAAAAACAAACGAATCCAGTTGACTTTTCCAGTGCAACTTATTGTGCCTGGCCCATTCAACCTGGATGCGCAGCGCAAACTGTTGAACATGACCGCGCAACTGTTAGGCGCAAATGTGGCCATCACCGAAGGCCGCCCTACATCAATTGAGATTGGCGGGGCGTTGTATCCTTGCTATGAAGTCATTGTGAACATGGAAGCGAGCAGTTTATGAAATATGTGATTAAGTCAATAAAAGTAGGGGTAATTGGCGAAGAATTTGTGCCAGTTGCCGGCATTAACATTTCAGCTCTTTTGGATGGCGGTTTTATTGCTATTCAAGAATCCACCGACAGCATCAAAAAAACACCTACTATAAAGAAAACACCTAAGGAGTAAACCAACATGGCGACAACAACTTTTCTCAGCAACATCAGCACCCTTACTGTTAATGCGGTTGACCTTTCCGACCAGTGCACAGCAATTGTGTTCACCAACATGCGCGAGCAGTTGGACAAATCAACGCTGAAAGATACTTCCCGTTTGTACACGGGCGGCCTTTACAACAACGAATGCACGATGACTCTTTTTCAATCGTACGCCGCAAGTGAGACTTATCAAACTTTGGCATCACTAGTGGGCACAGCCACAACAGTCGTTGCAACTGTTACCGAAGGCGCAGTTACCAAAACTTTCACCCTTGCCAATTGCTACCTGGAATCAATGCCAGTAGTCAACGGGGCGTTGGGTGAATTGTCAACAGTTGATTTGACATTTACAGGTGGAACTTTTACCGCTAGTTAATTACGGCCTAACGGCCCGACACGAAAGGCAAGTTAATGAAATTAGTTATTAAGGTCATTGAGAACCCTGGCGATGCACCCATCGTTGTAACAACCAACCTGTTGTGCATTGCCATGTGGGAACAATCCGAAAACCGCAAAGTTTCTGACGGTCGCGGAATCGGAATAATGGACATGGTTTTTTGGGCACACTTCATGCTCAAAAAATCAGGTCATTCGTTAGAAGCAACACCGCAAAAATGGTTAGATGCACACCCTGACATGGAAATTGAAACGGTGGACATGACAAACCCAAACCCTACGGTCGCGGCACTTACCGAAAGCAACTAGCAGAACTTCTAGTTTCAATCGGTTGGTGGCCGCCGCACATAGAGTTTGACACCCGTGACCTGCAAACAGTTATTAGTGTTTTGAATGACCAGGCAAAGGAAAGGCGGCGCGGGTGAGTGTTGGGGTGAAAGTTCAGGTTTACGGCATAAAAGAAGCCTTAAAAGAAGTCAATAAAGTAAACCCTAAACTTCGCCGCGAATTCACCAAACGCTACAAAGAAATTGTCAAACCTGTCATAAATGACGCAAAAGCCGCTTTCCCTGATTCCCCGCCGCTATCGCGCATGGGGAAGCCATATAAGCGTTTAGGGGCATGGGATGGTGGTTTAGTGGCGAAAGGCGTAACGGCCAAAATCAACACCCGCGGTGCGCGCAAACGCAATGTGGAAAAAGGCGCGGTTTATGAAACCATTTCGACTTTTTTGATTCAACAAAAAACGGGTTGGGGTTCGCTTTATGACATGGCAGGAAAGAAAAACGGCGATTCTCAAATGGTTACAAATTTAATAAACAAAGGATTTGGAAATGCGTCACGCGCAATGTGGCCAGCCTATGAGCGAAACAAAAGTGAAATAGACTTAGCAGTCCTGGCATTGTGCAAAGATGTAATGGATGAAGTGAACAGAAACCTGGTAGTTGACGATGGCAATTAGAATTCCAATTATTTCGGAATTTAATCCGAAAGGCGTTCAGGCCGCTAAAGCCGAATTTGCAACTTTGCAAGGCACAGGCTCAAAAGCCATGTTTCTATTGCAAAAAGCCGTACTACCAGCGGCCGCCGCAATCGGCACTTTCACTTCAGTTATTTCGCCAGCCATTCGAGCCGCATCAGATTTTCAGGAAGCAACCTCAAAAGTAAATGTTGTTTTTGGGCGTGCGTCTAAAAGTGTTAAGGATTTTGCTGACGGTGCGGCACGCAACCTGGGTCAATCGAAGCAAGCCGTATTGGATGCCGCGGGTACTTTCGGCACATTCGGTAAAGCGGCAGGTTTAGCAGGCGAAGACCTAGCAACCTTTACAACTGATTTCGTAACCCTTTCAACTGACCTGGCATCGTTTAATAACACAAGCCCTGAAGAAGCGGTGCAGGCTATTGGTGCGGCGTTGCGCGGCGAATCTGAACCGTTGCGCCGTTACGGCGTTTTGCTGAATGACGCGGTGCTTAAACAAGAAGCAATGACCCTCGGCATTTATGATGGTAAAGGCGCGCTTACATCACAGCAGAAAGTGTTGGCAGCACAAGCGGCAATTTACAAGCAAACTAATGATGCGCAAGGCGACTTTATGCGCACTAGCGATGGGCTAGCGAACAGTCAACGCACATTGAAAGCCATTTTTGATGATGTGAAAATTTCTATCGGTCAAGCGTTTTTGAAGCAAGCCGAAACAGCAACTAAAAATATTTTGTTTTTGTCGCAGGCATTGGACAAAATTCCTGAGCCAGCAGAAAAAACATCATCAAAACTTAAAGGGGTAACTGACACCGTAAAGGCGCAGTTAAACCCAGTCAGCCAACTTTGGTGGTTATTAACAAAAACCCGTGAAGCATTTGAAGGTGCAGGCGAAGCAACTGGCGCATGGAATAACGATTTGCGCCGCGGCGTGCAACAAACAATGCGCATGGCAGACGAAGCCGGAATTTTCAATCAAAAATTTAAAGACACGGAAACCGCTGTTGGCGGTGCAAAAAAAGAAGTTGAATCCTATGCCAAAGCTTTAAAGGAAGGTTTGGGCGATGCGTTAGATAATGCGAAAGATGCTTTAGATGATGCGAAAACAGCGTTCAATGATTTTGCTACAAGTGTTAGTGATGGCATCAAATCGGCGTTTAGTTTTTCTGATGCGCAAGCCGCAGGCGAAGAAACAGGCGCAGGATTCCTAGACGGTTTACGAACACAGGTTGCGGGTGTTGTCGAATATGCGCGCAAGATTCAGGAACTACTTGACAAGAATTTGAGCAAAGACGCGTTAGCGAAAGTTTTGGAAGCGGGCGCGGTTGCGGGTTCGGCTATTGCATCGGAACTTATTAAAGGTGGCCAGGCGGCGATTGATGAGACGAACGCCCTGGTTGATTCGGCAAATGGCGCGGCTGAAAAAGTTGGTATGAATGCGGCCGCTAAGTGGTATCAGGGCGGTATTGATTCCGCGCAAAAGATGGTTGACGGTATCCAGGCTGAACTGGACAAATTGACACCAAAACTGATGGCGAAAATGGATGCGCTTGCGGCGAAAATGAAACGCACCGTTGACATTGATGTGCGCGTAACCGAAACAGTGAACCGTGTTGTTGCAACCATTGCATCAGGTCAGATACCTAAAATGGCTGAAGGCGGCATTGTTTCGCGCCCAACGCTTGCTCTTATCGGTGAAGCAGGCCCTGAAGCCGTAGTGCCATTATCCAAAATGAACAGCGGCGGCGGTGATGTCAACATCAATGTGACTGGCGGCCTTGCCACTAGCGCAGAAATTGGCCAATCAGTCGTTAACGCGTTACGCGCCTATTCGAGAAGCGCAGGGCCGCTTGCCCTAAACATTGCCTAATGGCTGGGTTTCCTGTTGTTAATGCGGGCAATTATGACCTGCAAATTGACGCAGGCTTTACCATTGACGCATTTACCCTGGATGACGCTGTAAAGGGTGTACTAGATAATCCTGACTATGTGCTCAACGGAACTACCCAATTTGCGTCAGTCCTTGAATCAACACAATCAATAATTGTAAAGCGCGGCCGCCGCGACATAGGCGACACATTCAGCGCAGGAACAATGTCTTTCACAATTCTCGATGTTTCAGGGATTTTTAATCCGTTTGATGAACAAAGTCCATTTTATGATGTCAACCAAAATGTTCCTGGACTTGCACCGATGCGCGAAGTCAAGTTGATTCGATACGACAACGCCAATAACCCTGAATTGATTTTCCGTGGATATGTTGTGAATTATGATTACAATTTCGCACTGGGCGGTTTAGACACGGTAACTGTTTTTTGTGCAGACCAGTTTTATTTGTTGTCGCAAACTTATTTAGACGAATTAAATGTTGACCCCGAAACATCAGGTCAACGACTAGAAACCGTTTTAAGCCTGCCTGAAGTAGATTTTCCTGCGGGCGCAAGCCGTGACATCGCTACGGGAACGGTAAACCTGGGGCATGGCTCGGCTTACACAGTTGCCGCGGGCACAAATGTTTTAAGTTATGTTTCGCAAATAAACGATACGGCAGAATTCGGGCGCGTCTTTATGTCGCGTGATGGTGTATTCACATTCCAGGAACGCATTGGAAATACTCTTTCCGCACCCGTTGCCGATTTTCACGATGACGGAACAGAAATTCCGTATTTTGGTTTGGGAATTTCATTCGAGTCGGATTCCGTAATCAATAGAAGTGTGTTGACTGGATTGAACGGAAACACAGCAACAGTGGAAAACGCAGGTTCAATTGCCCAATATTTCATTCAAACTTCAAGCATCACAAACAGTTTGTTACACGAACAAACATCCATTGACACGGCCGCCAGTTACCTTTTAAACCCTGACCCTGAAGCACGATTTACATCAGTTGAAACCGCGTTCATGGCGTTAACAACCGCACAGCGCGACACAGTGGCCATTATTGATATTGGCGACACCGTGAGCATCGAAAAGACTTTTCCTAGCGGAACTGGGACAACGCAACTTGCCCAGGAATTGAGCGTTGAAGGCATTGAACATTATTTGGACATCAGTTCAGGCCACAGGGTTTTAATCAGCACAGCCCCAACAACAGTGGTTTATGAACTCATTTTGGATGACCCAACATATGGCACACTAGATGCCCTCAATGTCTTAGGATAAGGAACACTATGGGACTTAACGCACAAACTTCAGTGCCAGTTTTTACCGCTGGCCAAATTTTGACTGCACAACAGCAAACAGAAATCAACACAGGTATCCCAGTATTTGCTACAACAGTTACTCGTGATGCCGCTTTTGGTGGCACAGGTGAAAAGGTACTTGCACAAGGTCAGTACGCCTACATTGAAGCAACCAGCACCTTGCAGGTTTATACAGGTAGCGCATGGGTTAGCGCAATTACGAGTGGCTTGAACTTGATTACTGCACAAACTATTGGTAGCGCGGTCGGTTCAGTAACTGTTACGGGCGCATTTAGTAGCACTTATGACAACTACAAAATTATTGTTTCAGGCGGTGTAGCAAGTACAGCAAATGACGCTTTTAGCATTGTTTTAGGCTCAAGCGCAACAGGATATAACTACCAATACATCAACGGAGCATACGCAGGCAGCGTTAGCGCTAACGGTGCATCAAACGCTGTACGCATGGAATATGCAGGCGCACAAAACACAAACTATTTGTCTGCACAAATTGAAATGCAAGGCCCATTTTTGGCTAGTCCGACAACTATGCAAGCACAAATTGCGCGAACAGGCTCAGCAGGAACAATGACAGGTATTCACACAGTCGCATCAAGTTTTACAGCATTTACGCTTGCCCCACCAACGGGAACATTTACAGGCGGGACAATTTATGTTTACGGATACGCAAAGGCATAAACAATGACATACGCAGAAGCAATTGCCGCATTTCCTCATGATGAGGTGTACATACAAATTGACGACACAGTTCGACTAATGACACCCAAAGAATACGAAGCGTTTATCCAAAAACAAGTGGAATATCAACCTTTGTCATAATGCAATGGATGCTCAAATTGTGGTTTCTGTTATCGGTGGTGGTTTCGCTGTGGTGGTGGCGCTCATTAGCAAAATCGGCCGCGACAACAAAAAAGACCACGGCACAGTGCACCGAACATTAGGTCGAATAGAACAAAAAATTGACGGACACATTGAGGGACACAAATGAAAGAATCTGATAAAGCAATGCTGGCAAGTTATGCGCGTTCACTAGTTGGCGCACTTGTCGCTGTTTATTCGACTGGCACACTTGACCCGCGTGATTATGCAAAAGGTGCAATTGCCGCAATTATTCCCCCTGTGATGCGTTGGGTAAACAAAAACGATAAAGGTTTCGGGCGTGACAGTACCTCACAAGCGTAAAGTTATTTTGCCAACAATCGTTGCGCATTGTCGCGCTGGCGAAATTCCGGCAAACATGTTGATTGATGTAAAACCCTATGGAAAACTACTGTTTCCAGCAGCCGATGCTTGGCAAGCTTTAAAAGAGCGCGCACACAAAGAAGGAATAACAATCTTTAAACCGACATCACAAAACGACACATATAGGTCAATCACTTTGCAACTGCAAGCATGGAATGCAAGAATGACAACAGTTCCAATTGAAAATGTAAAACCAAAATTGTTTAACGGAAAAAATTGGTACTTGAAACCAGGTAACGCACCAATCGCGCAACCAGGAAAATCACATCACAACTGGGGCGTGTCAGTTGATGTGTTTCAAGCATCAGGCGAACGATTTGAATTCATGAAAGCGCATTGCCTCGAATACGGGTTCAGTTGGGAATTGGATTCCGAACCGTGGCATATAAACTATTTTGTAGGCGACAAAGTCCCTGAGGCAGTCAGGGCATGGAAAACTGCCAAATCCTTGCAATAGCGCCAACCGTGCTTTAGGGTGAAATGCACCCGATGAAAGGAATTCTTATATGACCTTTACAGCACCAAAATTACTTGCAGGGCTGATTTCTGCCCTGTTGGGGTTTACGGCCCTTGTAGGGCCTCAGGAAGCCGAATCCAGCCCGTCTAGGGTCACCCTGGATGTTGCGCCGTTCCTGATTGAACCCTCAACCACTACTTCAAGCACGCTGTTTATTGACCCTTACGCTACGGCGGCTGAACAGTTCGCCGCGCTTGCCGTGAACCTGGGTTGGCCAGTCAGCGAATATGACACGCTGGTGAAAGTGATAACCCGCGAAAGCAACGCCATTGCAATTGCACACAACAGCAATGACCCTATGGGTGGCAGTTATGGCCTAATGCAAATCAATGGCTTTTGGTGTCGCGGCGCGAATAGTTACCTACAAAAAGCAGGGCTGTTGACCTCATGCGAAATGTTGTTAGACCCACAAATTAACTTGCGCGCTGGATTGATAATTTTTACGCGTTCAGGATGGTCGCCGTGGAGAACAGCAAAATGAGCGAAGGCGTTGCATGGAATCAGGGCGAACTAAGTGAAGAGACAAGGAAAATGGTTTTGGAATCAAAAGCGATGATGAACCACCAAATGGCCGTGTTCAACCTGTTGGATGAAATCGCACGCCCACACCATGCGCCCCGCAAATACCGTGACGACCACCTAATCCGCGGCCTACGCAACATGTTGATTGACTTCCAACTAAGTGGCCAGGATGACTACGCCGAATGTGTTACTTTGGCAATAGAAGCCCTAAACGGCAAAGTTAAACCCGACTAAAAAAGGAATTCCCGACATGAGCGAACAATACGAAATGTTTACATCCACCATTGGACTAGGTGGCCACAAAACAAAAGTGGCAATAGACCATCCCAGCGTTGCAGTGCGTCACGATGCAGGCGACACATCACGCGAAGCAGCCGAAAGCGCAAAACCACACGCAGGCAAACAACGCGAACTAATCCACTTTTGGGTTAAATGGGCTGGCAAGTCTGAGGCAAAAGGCATGACCGCTGACGAACTTTCAATGCTGTTGGAACTGCCTGCACAATCTGTTTCTGCACGCATTAACGGACTGCATAAAGATGGTTACATCACTGATAGCGGAATACGCCGCAAAACCCGTTACGGCCGCAACGCAATTGTTTGGGTGGCTTGCTGATGGGATTCGACCTTTCCAACTACGAAACAGTTGAATCACGCCTGGCAAGGTTTTGGCAAGATTTTCCTGAGGGTCGCGTTGAAACAACGCTGATGAACTATGACGGTGAATCCTGCATTGTTCGTTCAATTATTTGGAAACATCGCGATGATGCCAACCCAACCGCAACAGGTTATGCACATGAAATTCACACTGACCGCGGCGTAAATGCAACTAGTTTTGTTGAAAACGCAGAGACGAGCAGTTTGGGGAGAGTTTTGGCCAATATGGGCTACGCGACACAAGGTAAACGCCCATCGCGCGAGGAAATGGAAAAGGTACAACGCCTAACACCAACCGAACCAACAGATTCCAGGGAAACGCCAGTGCACATACCCCGCGGCGCATTTGCTACCCCTAAACAAATTGGTTACATAAAGAAACTGGCTAAGGATGCAGGTTTAGACGATTTACGGCTACTGGAACTTATACAGCGCACGCTGAACAGCGATGAAGCCGTGTTGGAATTGCTGAAATCACATGAAGCAAGCGCAGTAATCGCGGTGCTGAAATGACCGAAAACGAATTTAAAGACATTCTGATTTCGGTAGCCAAACGATATGGCTGGTTAGTGCATCATGACTTGCCAGCGCAATCGTCACGCGGCCACTGGGCAACACATGTGCAAGGCGATACAGGTTTCCCTGATTTGGTGTTACTGCATCCGTCTAGCGGGAAACTGTATATTGCTGAATTAAAATCAGATAAAGGCAAACTAACGCCAGGGCAAAAGCGTTGGCTGATGGCATTCGAGAACGCTGGAATATATAACACAGTGCTCAAACCAAATGACATGGAATATGCGCTTTACCTGTTAACGAATCATCACATTTAAACAATTGGCTAGTCGCATGGCTGTACACCTGTCGCAGGGTGCGGGGCGTAAACAGGGAAACCTGGGTAGATAGTCGCGCATTGAATCATGCAAGACGAAATGGTTTAGGCAAAGCGACTAGGCGAGGTGTAAACAATCATCATTGAAATGCAAGGGAACTGGTTAGGGCAACCCAGTGGGTGGGGCAATCATCCCTTTGTTCTGCGTTACCATAAACAAACAAAGATTGAAAACAAAAGAAACAGAAAGGTTTAGCCCGACATGAAAGCCCCCCACATTAAAGAGCCAGCAAGCCCGCGTGCGGGCGCGCTAGCACAAGCCGAAGGCGCGTGAGATGCCACGACAAAGCAC